CTGGTAATGTTTCACCTTTTCTATAACTTCTTTTTCTACCAGAATTAGATACAGATTCTTTGTAGTGGTGTCTATCTCTACCTGGCTCACCACAATATATACAAGTAATAATATCAAAATGTATGTCGTTCATATTATATAAGCCCTGTCAAAATTTTTAGGATCTACAATATGTAATTCACGCTTCGCTCTTGTTGCTCCGGTATAAAAGAGTCTATGCAGTTCATCAGGGTCATGACTGAAAGTTTCTAACGCTGCATTTGTTAAGTCCTGCATAAGTAAAACTTTATCAGCCTCGCCACCTTTAGCTCCGTGTATTGTTGACATTTTTATGCGTGGGTTTTTATTTATCTGTTCACCATTAGCTCTCATGTTTCTAATATAGTTTTCAGTAATAGGATCTAGTCCTTCAAATGCATCATACCAAACCTGATCAGTTATAAGTCCATGACTTTCTTTACATTCTTTTAATGTATACTTTGAGTCTGAGTGTAAAGTTTTACCTTTTGTAAAACCAGGCATAACATAGGACCCTAGATACTCGTATATATTTTTTATTTCTAATGTGTTAAGCAATTCACCTTTACGCCACGACTCCCAGTTATTTAAAGCTAACAATAGTTTTAAAGGTATAGAGTTCATACCTTTGTATTGATAGTACCAACCTCGAATCTGACATAGTTCTTTGACATCATCTAAAAAATAATTAGCTGATGATAGCACCAACCAATTACCTGATGACATATCTACTTGTGTTGGATCAGAATATCTTTTTAAAATTCCTTGTTCAAGTCTAGGTTTATAATCTTTATCAAATCTGTTTTGTACTTTATTAATTATGTTTTGAGATAGTTTGTGTATGGGTCCACCAGGTATACGATAAGATTGGTCCAGTGTTTGTATGTCATCAACTTCTTCTTTGAGCGCTATGAAATGATCTACGTCTGCACCGGCCCACTTAAATATTGCTTGGTCGTCATCACCAGCTATGTAAGTTTTTTCTGCACGACTCCATATCTTTCTTACCATGTCCCATTGCAACAAAGATAAGTCTTGAGCTTCGTCTATAAACAAAACTTTAAATTTGTTATGGACATCACCATCAATAAAATTTTCTAATAAATCTGTAAAATCTCTCAAACCTTTTTCTCTTTTAAATTTATTTAACTCTTCAGCTAATAAATACAATGTATTACGTTCGATGTCTAACATGTTTTGCCTGGAGTCATAATAGTCAAGTAAATCCATACGTTTAACCCGTGCTGTATTTATGATTGTTAGGTATTCATTATCAGAATTAAAAGTGCCATCTTCATTTGAGTATTTCGCTGTCTTAATTGGTATGCCACATTTCTGCCCAAATTCTCTATAGTCTTCTGTCTTCATCATTTTTTCCTTAGACATACCTAATTGATTAAATGCGTATGAATGTAAAGTTCTAAAAAAAGGTAGATCGTTTTCTTTATCTAACCCAAATTTTTCTGCAGCACGATCAGCAGCTTCTGTTGCAGCTTTTTTTGTAAAAGAAAAATAACCTATTTGTTTTGGTCTTATGCCATCTTGAATAAATTCATCTACTAAATTTAATAATGTAGTTGTTTTACCTGTTCCAGGTGGGCCTAATATTATTGTTTTCATTAGAAAGCATCTTCTTGATATTTAACTGGAGACACACTGGCTTCTATTTTTTTCATTGTTTTAATTTTAATAACTCTTGGTTGTTGATTCTTTACTCTTATTCTTGTTTCCTCTACAAATATATCTTCTAATCTTTTAATTAAGTTACCTGTTTTAATTTTGTCCATGTCCCAATTATTTTTTTTTAAGAATGCATAGAAGTCTTCCATTCTAAAATATGTAAAGCCATCTTCTGTGTATGGTAATTTATTAAAAATATCATCTTTGGTTCTTGCTGATTGTCTGTTTGTAGTCCAGTCTTGTAAAAGTCCTGTTAATTCATTTATTGGATCTAATGATTCTAATGGCTCTACCTCTTGTAGATTAGACATCATGGGTTTTAAAAAATGTTGTTTCCAATCTTTTGGTTTTGGCACAGGTACAATTTTGTTTGCTTGATCTAAACATGCTAGTGCAAACATACCTGGATTATAAAGTTGTTCTGATTTTAATTCTACTCTGGTCTTATCTACATTTAAAAACCATTGTGGAGGATTAGAAGTATATTTAGTTAGACTTCCAAGGACTGGCATTTCTTCCTCACCAAATCCTACACCAAATCTTTTTGTTCTACACAATCCTGATTGACATACAGAATTTATTGGTGCATCCTTGCATCTATATTTATCGTAACCTTTTCTGTTTACAGATTTAATTAGTTGTTGAACTTCATTATTACTTAGAGGTGGGTTCATGTATTTTAGATTTGCCTCTACTATTTTATCCTCCCAAGTATCTGGTTCAGATTGTTTATAGTAAACTGCTATGTTAAATAAAGCATTGTTCCTAGATCCTTGTCCAAATCCTGTTACAGCTAATTTATTTAAACACGGCGGTCCCAAGGGGAAAG